CCCGCGCCCGCGCCCGCTGTTGACACTCGCAGCGCTGGTGAAGTCCTCAAGGCCCTTGTTACCGGCGACGAGAACGAAACGCGCGCATACAACGGCACTGTTTCAACCGCGGACGGCACGATGACCCGCCCCACGTGGATTGGTGACCTCACGCGCCTTGTTGACTCGGTTAACCCGCTGAAGGCTCTTTTCCAGACCGGCGCGCTTCCCCCCGATGGTCTCAACCTCGAGTTCACCGAGCTTGCAACAAACAGCATTGCCGTTAACGCTCAAGCGGTTGAAGGCGACGATCTGCAGATTGGCAAGATTAGTACCCGCGAAAAGACAACCCCGGTTAAGACTTTCGGCGGTTACACGCAGCTTACCCGGCAAGCAATCGAACGCACACGTGTGAACCTTCTGCAGGTGCACTTGAACGGCATGGCGCTTGCTGCTGGACAAGCGTCCGCAAACTACTTCGCATCAGTCTTTGCCGCAACCGTGAAGGAACGCGCGGCCTCTGCTCTCACCTCGCTTAAGACCGCCGTCTCGGCGCTCACATGGTCTGACATCGTTGGTTTGACGGTTGACGCGGCGGCGGCTTTCCAAGACGCTGGTCTGCCTCTCGATGGTCTGATTGTTGACAAGGCTACTTTCAAGGCTCTTGCCGCTCTCACCGCTAGCGACGGTCGCCCGCTCATGACAGTCTCTGGAACCGGCGCAAACACCGTCGGTGAATTCAACCCGGCTGGCCTTACCGGCGACATCGTGGGAATCAAGGTAACCCCCAACCTCATGGCAAAGCCCGATGAACTCGGTACGAAGGTTGTCGGCGCGTTCTATTCCTCGCTGGCCATGCGCACCTATGAAACGCCTGTTGCTCAGCTGCAGGACGAGAACATTCTCAACCTGTCTAAGGCATTCAGTGTCTATCGCTACCAAGCGGTGGCCGCGGAAATCCCCTCTGGCCTCGTTCCCCTCAAGCTTGCCTGACAATGGCTCTGACAGCTTCAGACCTCGGCGATTACGTCGCCCCGGGTATGCCAGTAACCGAGTACATGACTAAGTGCCTCAAAGTCGCTTCGGCGCTGATCGCATCTCAGATTGGAAAGGCAACCGGCGTGCCCGGCGACGTGCTCGACCGCGCAACCCTCGAAGTCGCCGCTGAACTCTACCACCGCAAAAATGCACCGAATGGTGTGAAGAATTTTGCCGATGGTTTCGACGGCGCGGGTGCAATTCGCGTGGCCCGTGATGCTCTCGTTGCCGCCCGCCCGCTGCTCGCACCTTACTTACCGTTAGGGTTCGCATGAGCGACGACGAGAAAGGCCCAATCGCGTTCGCACGTGACACTATTCGAGAAATCCTCGAAGGTGGCACTAGCTGGCCGGTGGTAACGAACATCCCGCCGCAGCTTATCCCCCCGTGCGTCGTCGTGACCGAATCGAGTCCGTTCGTCGCCCGCGGCGACGCAGTGGGAAGCGTGACAGTGACTTTCAAGGTGCTTGCAATCGCTCCACCGAGCGACAACGACCACATCATTGCCCTACTCGACGCAGCGACCGACAAGCTCATAACCCGACTAACAAGCGAGGAAGTTCACTATACGGTGAACGCTTATGAAACTGTCACATCTGCTGACAGTCAAAGCTATCTCGCTGCTTCCCTCACTCTCCCTCTCAGTCTCCACCTCTAAAAAGAAAGACCCACAACAATGGCAGTCACACGAAACACTCGAATCCTTGGCCAACGCCTCGGCCTGACTTTCGGCGGTAAGGATTATTGGTCTGATATGTCCAAATATGACCTGAGTGCCGAAAACTCTGATAAGGACGTACTGACCTTTGCAGACGCTCAAAGCGGTTCTTCGTCCGCATGGAAGCTTAAGGGGACCGCTATTCAGTCCCTCGACGCGGGTAGCTTCTGGGATTTCGTTTGGACAAACTCTGGTAAGACTGTCGAAGGCATTCTTGCGCCTCACGGTAATAAGGTTGCGACTGCTGCGCAGCCTCACTTTAAGTTCCGTGTAAAGATCGGTGCCAAGCCCCCTATTTCCGGCGAAGCTGGCGAAGAAAAGGGCTCAACTTTTGACTTCGAGTGGAATGTTGAGAGTGAACCCGAAAAGGTGTCAACCGGCTCGACCCTTGGGACCGGGAACCTCACCGACGCTCTGAGCTAATGACTGGCATTCGTGACGGGTATATTCAGCTAGACGGTGCGCATGTCGAAATTATCGGCATTAAACCGCTTCTGAAAGACGCGGAAGCGGTAGGCGTGGCAGTCGATGATCTGAAATATCTCACGTATAAGCTCGCTGAACCTGTTCAAGCCACAGCCCGCGCTTTAATCCGTGATGGTAAAACCGGCAATCTTCGCAGGTCCGTTCGCATTGCATCCTCAAAGCGCGCTGTTCGAGTTACCTCGAATGTTCGCATGATGACGCTTATAGGCCGTAAAACCAAAGCTGGCCATTATTCAGGTGTTAATCACTTTGGCCGCGATGGGCATTCCGGCTTTAGGTGGCTAAGCCACGCGGAAAAAGTTCACCGGCAAGAAATCTTTTGGGGATTCGGCTTGGGAATCCGAAGACTACTGGAAAAACACAACTTTTAAGGAACAACAATCATGGATACTTCTAGCGCAGTCGAAAACATGACTTTAGGTGACCTCGAGTGGTTCGAGGAAACCACCAACATGCCGTTCTCGAGTCTTAGCGAGGACGCGGTTACCGCAAAGCAGATGAGCGCGCTCACCGCGGTTATGATCGCACGCCGCGACGGTATCGACCGTGAAACCGCGCTGGCCGCGGCGCGGGATATGAAGCTTGTTGACGCTACCGACCTTCTCTAGTGTCTGACAATCTCGAAATTCGTCGCCTTCTTGCTGTCCTCGCTGTGGAAGCTCACATGAGCTTCCCCGAGGCCCGCAAGCTCACTATGAAGGACGCTGAAGCTGTCCTTGACGTATTAGCCGAAAAGAACACGCACTAAAGGAAGGGAAGCGCTTTGGCTGGACATCAGGTAAAAGTTGCGGTAGTTGCCGAGACGAAACAGTTCAAGCGCGCTTTCCGTGGACTGTCGAAAGACCTCGGTTTAGACCGGCTTTCTCGAGGCGTGAAAACCGTCGCCTCGAAGTTCGCTGAAGTGGGTAAGGCCGCTGCCGCGGCCTCTGCCGCAGTAGGCGCGGCGGCGGGGGCAATCAGCTTTAAAGCAATCCAAATGGCCGGTGACTTGGAACAGTCTACCGGCGCGGTTGAAGCAGTTTTCAAGCAAACCGCGGACAAGGTAAAGGCGTATGCCTCGACGGCCTCGACCTCATTCGGTGTCACGAAAAACGAGTTCCAAGAACTCTCTGTTCTTCTCGGTGCGCAGCTTAAAAACGGTGGCACACCCCTAGAACAATTAGGGGATAAAACCAAGGATTTAATCACCCTCGGCGCTGACCTCTCAGCTCAATTCGGCGGCTCGACCGCTGAAGCTATCCAGTCGATTAGCTCGGCCCTCAAGGGTGAACGCGACCCAATCGAAAAATACGGCGTAAGCCTGAAGCAAGCAAGCATTGACGCGAAAGCCGCAGAACTCGGCTTTCGCAAAGTTGGTGGTTCGTTCTCAAACGAGGCTCAACAAGCAGCAACCTTGGCATTGATCTTTGAGCAGACCGCGGACGCTCAAGGCGCTTTCAATCGGGAAAACGATACCTACGCACACCAAGTGCAAGTGCTCAAGGCGCGTGTGCATGATTTGGCCGCGGAATTCGGAACTCTGTTGCTCCCCTATGCGACGCGTTTCGTGCAATTCTTGAATGAAAAGCTCATGCCCGCGTTCGAGCAACTGAAAGCGTGGCTCGAGAACACGGGTATTCCCGCGTTCAAGCAGTTCGCGCAGTGGATTGGCCCTAAGCTGCAGCATGCCGCGGAAATCCTCTACACCGCGTTTACAACCCATGTTCTGCCCGCGCTCCAGTCGTTTAAAGATTGGTGGACTAACGGCGGTGAAGAAACTATTAGCCGCATCGGACGCATCTTCATTGCAGTTGCGCCCGCTATCTACGCTTTCGGCGTTGTGTTCAAGAACGCTTTTGCCGCTACGCAGTTCGCCGCTACCGTCCCCACCTTGATTGGCCGTATCCAGAACGCCTTTAAGCTGCTTATCCCGATTGTGACCGGCTGGCCGTTCATTATCGCCGCAAGCATTGCCGCGATTGTCGCTGGCTTTGTCCTTCTGTATCAGAATTCCGAGACGTTCCGAAACGGTGTTTCTAAAGTCTGGAACGGCGTAAAAACCGCCGCTGAATTCGCATGGAACGGCATTAAAACAGCCGTCGCCCCAATCATTGACTGGTTTACCGCAAACGTGCTCCCCACCCTGAAGACGCAAGCAACGATTATCATGCAAACGCTTGGAACGGTGGCAAAGGTGCTGATAGACGCACTCAAGCCCGTTGCTGAAGCGCTAATAGCGGTGATTGTGCCCGTAGTTAAATTCGTCGTTAACTTCATTAGCGGCGCTGTCACAAGCCTTGGCCCCGTGTTCACTGGCATTGGCTCGGTAATCGCTGGCGTGTGGACGTATATAAGCGGTGGCCTTACTGGCCTTTTGCAGATCATTCAAGGTGTCGTAGGCATCATTACCGGCATTCTCACGCTCGACTGGCACCGCGTTTGGGAAGGTGCGAAGAACGTCGTTAGCGGCGTTTGGACTGCCATTCAGAGTTTCATTCAAGGCGCGGCTAAGGTTATCGGCGGCGCTATCCAAGCGGCCGCTGGCCTTATCACAGCGGTTTGGAACGGCCTCTGGAACGGCGTTAAGAGTGTCGCCTCGGCCGCATGGAATTACATACCGAACGGATTACGCAGCGCACTGTCAGCAATCCACAGCGTGATGAGCAATCTCCCCTCAATCGTGATGAACGCATTCAGCGGCGCGGGCTCATGGTTGCTCGGTATCGGCGAAAAGATCATTAACGGCTTGGTGCAAGGCATTAAGAATATGTTCGGCAAGGTCAAAAACGCCTTAACGAGTCTAACGGACTTGCTTCCATCATGGAAAGGCCCCGCAGAACGAGACAAGACACTGCTCGCTCCCGCTGGCCGGTTGATTATCGGCGGCTTAATTACGAGCCTTGAAAGCCAATACGGCGCGGTTAGGCGTTCGCTCAATCGCCTTACCGGTGATATCGCCGCAACCGACATGCCGTCTATCGGGATTGACGGCCCGGTTATGGCACGCGAAACCCTCTCAGGTGCAACAATCAACGTTTACGCGCTCACACCTAATGTGGAAGTAGGCCGCGTGGTCGCCCGCGCACTCTCAGAATGGCAAGCACAGAACGGCCTCACACGATGACGATCACAATCAGGCCGCCCGCCTTCTCTGACTGGAAGTGCACAACCGGCACTCTCACACAATCAGGGGAAACTGTCACGCTCACCGGCGCATCTTCTGTGCTCACATGTACGGTAACCGACCTTGTTCCCGCTATGCCCCTAGCCGTGCGCCTCACCGTGTCAGCCGACGGCCCGGCCCCGGTTGTCATTATCGGGACGAAGGCAACCCGCCTGATTAACAAATATCAAACGATGGTTATTAACACGGTGTGCGACGGCACGATGACGATCAATATCACCGGTGCAACGTCCGTGACTGTCTACAAGGTGGAAATCACCGGCCCCGGCGACCAAGCCGAGGACGCAACCCCGGCTCAAGTCTTGAGCTTGCAGGCCTATTTTCCGCTACGTGGTCTCGAGGGCTTTAGACTCGATTCGTCCCGCCTTGGCCGCGCCGCGCTCACGAAGGGCCTAACGTCGCCCGCGGCTTTCACCCTCAACCGCGATGTATTGAACTCGCAGCGGCTCTATTACAAAGCCGCGAACGTCGCTTGGCAAGATATCACCGCCGCGGTAACGAGCCTTCAGGTCACGCGCGGAATCTCGGCAACCGGCCCCGTCTACACTGCCCAAGCTGGAACGCTTACCGCGCGCGCGCTCGACGCGCTCGACCCCCGCGAAACCGGCCTAACCTACGGCGCGCCCGTGGTCCTTCTGCATTGGCCCTCGAGAACGAGGCTGTTCACCGGGACTGTCTCAGGAATTGAGCTCAATCGACAGCCCCCCGGCTCAAAACATTCATATACCGTCACTTTTACCATTTCGGACGCGGTTCGACGGCTCAGCTCCACAAAGAGATATGGTGCCCGCGCCGAGGGTGGCGACGGTTCGGAAACGTGGAATGATCGCATCATTCGTCTTATGAAGAGTGCGCCTGAAATTGCCTACCGCGTCGCTTCGACAACCTATCAAAAGATGTGTGCGACTGTTTGGGAAACCAGTCTTGCAAAGCATTTGGACGCGGCGGCGGCCTCAGTAACCGGCTCATGGACAGTCAACCGAGACGGAACCGTGACCATTAGCGCGGCCCGGCCCGCCGCGTCGAATATCGTGTTCTCGGACGTGCAGAAATCCGACGGAAACGCAATCTACGCTTACACCGCTATCGAAACCTCATGGAATTCAACCGACGTGGTCTCGAGAGTGGACGCAACGAATCACGCCGCACGCATAACTGATGGTGAATGGCGCGCAGACGATTTGACGCTAACGATTAGCGAGGAAACGTTTTCGCAGACATGGGCAGGTGCCGCCGCCTCGGTAGACCTCACATGCGTAAGCGAGGACGCGGCGCACGCAGCGGCCCGCGCACTCATTGACAAAGCATCTGATGTGCTCATACCTCAAGAAATCACGCTACGCCCCGCGCACGCTTACGGCCCGGCAAACTCTAGTGCGCTCATGGCCGCGGCCTCGACGCTCGATCCGCTCACAGCGGCGCGCGTGGAAAATCGCAGCGACACCGCGCGCGTGATTATCACTGAAGTTTCGCACAGTATCACCGCAACTGATTGGGAAACCCGTGTTCGCTTCTCCCCTCAACGATAGGAAAAAATATGAAAACGTTTACCCCGGGTGAAATCCTCACCGCTGAAGACCTCAACGCGCAATTTAACGAAGTCACACGACTTTTAACCCCAACTAGTGCACAGGCACCTGTGTTTGATGGCGGCTGGAAATGGTCCGGGCGTGGCGGGAAAATTACTAACTTCGGCGCCCTGCACATTATCGAATTAGAAATTATCCGCGCAGCTTTTGACTTTGACCGCTCCTCGAGCGAAGTTGACCTTTGCACAATTCCCGCGAACATTCCTGTACCAGCCGCGACAACGAATCAGTGGGTGCCAATCGGCACCGTAGCGGGCATGGACGCTTACCCTATGGTTCTCCTTCTTGTGGGACGTACCGTGAAAATCCGCGTAGACCACCAGACACATTTCACGCAAAACTGGCGATTCTACGGCCAAGGGATGTGGATTGCATGAGCAGTATCAATCCAAACTGGGCTGTAACCGACATTCATACAAGCCCTAATTATGACCCCGGTCGCCCTCTAGGCGACCCCATCGGCATTGTGATTCATTGGTGGGGACTTCCTGAATGGAACCAAACACACGATCAAGTTGTGAATTTTCTCAGTGACGGGAACCGTTCTAACCCTACCTCAGCTCATTACGTGGCCTCGGAAGGCCGCGTAACGCAACTAGTCTCCGATTGTGACCGAGCATGGCACTGCTACGGCAACAATATAAGGACTATCGGCATTGAATGTCACCCCGCGGCTACCGAAGGGGACTTGAGGACGATCGCGCGGCTTATCGCAGCAATTCGCAGCGAGTGGGGAAATCTCCCGCTCTCACGGCATAGTGACCATTTCGCGACCGCTTGCCCCGGTAACTATTCCAACAAGCTCGACTACCTCGACTATCTCTCAACACACCTCGAAGAAAGTGAAAACGAAATGCAACTGACAGACACTATCACGCGCCCCGACGGCCATTCGGGAAGCGTTGCAGCAATGCTTGGCTATATGGATATGCGCCTCGAGCGCCTAGAGCAGGTCCTATTAGCCCCGCACTACAAGCGCGCGAAAGATGGAACCGTTAGCGGTAACCAGACTGATGCAGGACTTGAAATCGAATGGACAGGTGCAAATTTTGAGCGCGTATACGACGGAATCAGCGCGCTTTCAAAGCGCCTGGACGATCTCGCACAGCTCATCGCAGATGGAACCAAGAATGTCTGAACCGCGTCATGCTTCCCCTCAACCCCTGGCCTGGCTTACCCCCCAAATCCGTGCCTGGATGTATGGCATCATTACCGCCCTGGTCCCGATCCTCACCATTTACGGAATTATCGACCAATCGACCGCGCCCCTCTGGCTCTCGCTCGCAGCATCGGTCCTGGCAACCTCAACGGCCCTGGCACACACCCCGAAGGATGCAGGGTGAACCCGGTAGCTGAGATTATCACCGCCGCAGGCGGTTTCGGTGGTTTAGCTGCCACTATCACCGGCATTGCAACCCTGCTAGCCGCTAAGCGCACTGCCAGTCAGCTAGAGCCTGACCACGGGACCAGTGTCAAGGATCAGCTGAACCGGATCGAGAAATCACTCGATGAACACGGCGTGCAGCTGGATCACCAATCATCGCAGCTACTGCAGATCACACGCAGAGTTGACAGCATCGACGATCACGCACATGACAGCCACAGCGAGATGAGAAAGCGGATCGCCGCCCTGGAAACGGAACGATCACGCGGCGGCCTCGATGACACGCCGCAGTGAATCATCTGCAAGCTGCAGGTAAACCAGCGTTGTCTCAGGCGACGCATGGCCCAGGACCTTCTGCAAGGCAACCAGGTCATGCGTCGCCCTATAGGCGCGCGTCGTAAAACGATGTCTAAGGGCATGCATTGTCACCCCAGGCGGCATTGCCCTAGATACCAGACGGCCTAGCCAAGCCGCGCTGACATGCCCCCCATCCTGCCCAGGAAACACAAACCCAGTGAACCTGCGCAGCTCACCTGCCAGGGAATCAGTTAGCGGCACTAGCCGCGTTTTATCGCCCTTGCCATGAACGACCAGGGCCGCCCCACCCGCGCCCTGGATCAGATCACGATCAACATTGATACAGGCAACCTCACCGCGCCTAAGTCCAAGCTCGACAGCCAGCCGCGCTGCCAGGCGCACCTTCCAATCCCTCGATAGTAGGCACGCCTCTAACGCCTGATCGCTCGCAGGATGAGGCGCAGGCAGGCTTTTCTTCACGCTAGGGATCACAGGCACACGATCCGTTAGACCTTCCATCCTGGCCCAAGCGTAAAACCCCTTCACGCTCTGATGCGCTGATCTCCTGGTAGCTTGTGCCCATGCCTGGGATGCGGACCAGGTAACAACGGCTGTTCTACCCACCATAAAAGGCGGAACATCAACCGCCCTGGCAAACCTCGCTAGCCAATCGCGTCTAAGGCTCACTGTCTTAGGTGTGCACCCTGAAGCTAGTAAGTACTGGGAATAATCCGAGACCAGCCCCGCCCAGCTAGCCGGTATCGTCTTTGTTTCCATACCCAGATGATTACGCAGCAACAATCAGCCCGCATTCAGAATCGCTATCAGCGAATCCGGGAATGACCACTAATCCCGAGGTTGCAGGTTCGAGTCCTGTCGGGGGCACAAACGGTGCATTGTCGCTAACTAGATACGTAACCGGCACACCGAACAAGCGTGCGATAGCCTCTAGTTCGTCGAGTTGCCAGCGCGCCGCGCCTCTCCAACGCTGGTTAAGTGCCGGTTGCGACATGGAAATAGCGCGCGCAAGTGCTGATTGACTGTAACCGCGCCGCGCCGCTTCAATCCGAATGTTTTCGCAAACAACATCGCTTAGCGTGCGTTCCAAAACCGTTGTGCTCATGCGGATACTGTATTCGATAATCGGAACAGATGCAATAGTGAATTGACAGTTATTCGATTATCGTATTGCGCATAAACCGATAATCGAATAAACTAACTGTATGTCCACATACAACACCGCCGTTACTCGCACCGTGAAACGGCACATGCAATCTCTTTCAATCTCACAAAAAGCCTTAGCCAACGATCTTGCAATGTCGCAAACGGCACTATCACAGCGTATGCGCGGCGCGGCGCGCTGGCAGCTTGACGATCTAGACCGACTCATTCAATTAGGTTTCCCAATCGGTCTCGACGTGTTCGGAGCCGCTATCAGTGAGGAATACACCAAATGAAACTCAACAAGCCCCTATTCATGGCAACTGTCACGTTCTTCGCAATCCTCGTATCGGTGTTGTTCGCTGCTTACAACATTGACGGCTATCGCATGACTTGGCCTCACTTCGCTGCTTTCGTCGCTTCTATGGGCTGGTACGGCTCAGAACTGAACAAGGAGATGAACCGATGAACACGCCGCTGTATGACATCGCCGACGGCAATCAGCTTGAATATGTACTCAACACGATTGAAGATCTAGATTTCAAGATTGCCCGCCGTCAGCGTAGCTTAGCGCTTAACTCTCCTGAATATATCGCCGCATACGAAGCGCTCAGACATTTACGCGATTTGATTGAAGACTTTTCCCTCAAGTGCATCGCCGCCGCCATCAGATCGGAAAGCGAGCACGACGATGTCTAACGCCGGTCAGACCGCTTACCAGCTCGTTGACGCGCTTAGGCGCGCGGGGTGGGGAATTCTACGAGGTTCCGAGAACCGGTGCGCCCGTTCGCTGCTCGAGACGCTTGCAGGAACGATGAGGACGCTTAAGACTGATCGCCGCGGGTATATGACTATCACGGCCTCTCAATTGGCTGATCGCGCTGGATACAGTGAACGTCACGTTCGCCGCTGGCTACCTATCCTCGAAGAACTTGGCTTGCTCTCATGGTCACGCGGGTGGATTGAGGAAGGCCGCCCACAGCCCGGCGCTATGAAGCTCAATAAGAACGTTCTCGTTAAGTTCGTGACCGACGCGCGCAAAGAATATGACGAGGCTATCTTGCCGGTTCGTGCTGCTCGCACGCGCGCCCGTCTCGCAAAGTTACGCCTTCGCAGAATTAAGCCGTTCCAACGCCTCGCACGAGGCCGTGCGGACATGCCGCCATGCCTTTCCTCTAACGAGAGAACGGCCCGCGCAGCGGTGCCGCGCTCTAAACTTTCCTCTTCTCCAAAGAATA